TCCTCGAACCGTGTGGGCAGTTTGGTACTCGTCTCATGGGTGGTAAGGATGCATCCCAGACGAGGTACATCTTTACGAAGTTGACTAAGCAGGCTCGGAAGATCTTTGATCCTCGCGATGATGCGGTTCTTAACTATTTGGATGATGATGGACGGTCAATTGAACCAGACTTTTACATGCCAACGATCCCCATGGTTCTCGTTAATGGTACAGAGGGAATTGGTACAGGTTTCAGTTGCTATGTACCCCCCTTCAACCCCAAGGATATCAAGGATAATATTGGAAGGATTCTTGATGGAAAACAAGTAGTACCTATGAGACCTTGGTTCAGGGGGTTCAAAGGGAAAGTACACAAGGAGGATGATACATGGATGATGGAAGGTGTATGGAAATGGAAGGGAATGAATATTGTGGTCACTGAATTACCCCCTGGTCGTTGGACACAAGATTACAAGGAATACCTTGACAATCTCGTTGAAAAGAAGTTGATTAGTGGATTTACGAATAATTCCACAACGGAGGATGTTCATTTTGAAATTACAGACTACACAGGGAAAGATCTCCTCAAGGATCTCAAATTGAGGAAGACCTTCCGTGTATCAAACATGCATCTTTTCCATCCAACGAAGGGTATTCATAAGTACTCAAGCCCTGAGGAAATTCTCAAAGACTTTGTTGAACTCCGTGAAGATCATTATGTGAAGAGAAAGGCACATCTCATCAAGGTTCTTGAGACGAGGGCTACTATGTGTGGATACAAATCCAAGTTTGTAACCATGGTCATAGAGGGTCACATTGTAGTATTCAAACGCAAGAAGCAGGACCTTGAGGAAGAACTTTCCAAAACGTTCCCAAAGATTGGTGGCACTTACGACTATCTCCTCAATATCAAGACTGTACAATACACAGAAGAATCTGTTAAGGACCTTCTCAAAGAATCCAAACAGGCAAAGGAGGAACTTGAAGTGATGAAAAACACATGTCACATTGATATGTGGAAAATGGATATTAAAAATATGTAAACAATAGATAGATAGGTATGGGTGAAGCTGCGAAAATTTCACTCAAGGCTATTGGAAAGCAAGACAGCTACTTGCTTTCTGATAACCCAGACGAATCCTTCTTTAATTATACCGCCGATAAAAGACACTCTGATTTTAGAAAATATCATAGAAGTCGTACTATTGGGAAACCAGGTAGTGCTGAAGCAAATTGGCCTTTTAACAAAACCATCAAAGTTGAGTTCCATCCGAGAAATATGGGTGACCTATTGAGTAACATGTATTTGAGCATAACTATGCCCGGTATAACCGATGGTAATTACGCGGATCAATTAGGTAGACACATCTTTAAGAGTGTCACGATGTATGTTGATGATATTGAAGTTGAGAAGATCCACGATGATTGGGGAATCCTCTATGATGAACTTTATTTAGAAGTATCTGAAAAAGTAGCAAATAGATTTCTTGTAAATAGAAACCTCGGATTTAATGAGGCACCCACTAATGTTAGTGTTGCCCGAAAAAGTTCTGATCTTGTCATCCCAATTCACTTCTTCTTTTCCAGAAAGTTTGCGAGTGATGAATATTCTTCAAATAAACCAAATCGGCCTTATTTTCCAGTGTGTGCAATTCATAAACAGAAGATAGAGTTCGAGTTTGATTTTCATCAACAATCATTCTTTACGGATACGACAGATACGGTAACTCTACCATCATTCAATATTATCACAGAGGAGATAACTGTAAGCCCTGAAGAGAGGAACTTTTTTACATCTCAGAGACAGACATTCATAACAGATCTCGTTCGTAAGCACCCCGTGATTGTGAGTGATCTCAATAGGGATACCATAAAGAACAACCTCGTTCCTAATATCCCCGTGAAGTGTATTCATTGGTTTTTGAGAAACACCAAGTTTGAAGATGAAAGTAATGCGATAGGAGTTCCCGTTCCATCCACTGATGGTGAACGTCTGTACCAAAATCGGTTCAATTTCTCTTCAGCTCTAGATTTTGCTGGTGAGAATACATTTTTCTTCCCCCTCATGTCTGAAGCTAGTTTTTTCATCAATGGGACTAGACTCCCAAATGTGACTAAAACCGATCACTCATACTACAAGTATCTAATCCCATTTCAAAAGAGATTGGCGAGGCCGATTAGGAATATATATACATATAGTTTCTCGTTGAATCCGGTGAATGTGGAACCATCGGGAAACTTGGATTTTAGTCAGATACAATCAGAAAAAACTAATATTGAAGTTAAATTGGATACTTCTCTAATTGATATTACAACCGAGACATTCTCACTATACATGTACTATACCGGATACCAAACGTTTGTATTTCACAATGGTTTCATGTCAGTTGCTTACTAAAAAGTTTTTCTTTATTATTACTAATATAGTCAATGATGTTATTCTTGATACACCATTTGATGAAGTTCAATTGCGCCAAAGTCGTTTGAATTTCATGAGATGTACCCGGAACTACATATGTAAATTTTCGAGATCTACAGAATGGGTCAAATAATTGTTTACTGTATCCATTAAGACTAGATTTATAGGCGCAATGAACTGTAAATAATTTACCGTCACCGGTCTGATACATAGTATGATTCTTCTTCGCATAGTTGGTGATGAACCATTCCAAATTGCGAAGTGAGATACCACTTGACTTGTCTAGAATGTTAAGTAGTGTAGTTTTATTCTTTTCTTCGTCGTAGAAATTGTTTATTGATGTTAATAGAATATCGTTTTTGCTCATTACTTTATAACATTATCTAAATCTATAAGCTTGTTAGAAGATGAAGATTCACATCCTGGACATCCATTAACAAACATTTTCTCTGGTCCGTGAGTGTGTAGACTTGAGTAAGAAAATATTCTTTGACATATACGTTTCCCTTGTAAAGTATGATGTCGGCAATACCCATTCTCAACCGCCTTAAAACTACATCTATGACCAGATGTCGCTTTGGTACCCTTACAAATAGTAGTCATATAACATTCTGGAATATCTTTCAGTAGTAATTCCAGTAATATACCGTGTTTTTTTGATATTTTTTCGGCATACTCATTGAGTATTAAATTTACTTTATCTTCCAATTCTTCATCAATAAGTTTTGTAATCTTTTCATATAGGCTCATCCTTACTATCTATTGGATTGTAATTTTTAAATAGGTCTTCAATTGATTCTTCTTTTTTGATTCTCGCCTCCTTAAGGCGAGCCCTTAAAATAACCAGTGTGCCAGTTTCCTCTAAACCAAGGCGTCCACATTCAGTGATGAGTTCTTCTTTCTTCATACTACTGAGGGCTGGCTCCCTCTTTGGTTTTGGTGGTTTGTACTGATTGATAATTTCCCCAAATATATCCTCTTTGACATTTTCATATAATGGATCTAAAAGGTCACACACTGGGTTAAGGAACTTGTTGAGGAAATAATAGTGATAATCTACAGGTATACCATTATCTTCAACATACTGTGGATCTTCAGCCTTTTCAAATGCTTTAGCCTTGGAGTTTTCAGTCTTTGTGAGGATATATGGAACCCGATCACCTGATTGTGGTTCGGACCCAGGTTTCCTATCTCTCATCTTTACGACAACCTGAACGTGGGATTGGTTGATATTGACACTCTCAGGACTTGTGATAGATACAGATTTACCACCAACCTTGTATGAATCAGAGAGACCTTGACTCAGAATAAGTTTTTGATTTGATATATCACCTGAGAGAAGCTCAATTGCTCTTTCTTTAGCCAACTCCTTGGGTGGTCCGGGATCACTTGAAGTGAGAATTACATCAAGGAGTTCCTTACATACCTCTCTCATGTGGGGTGTGTTATCACGCCTCACGAGTTGGAGACCCTTTACATCAATGTAGTCCATGTGCATCTTATCATCTTTACCCTTTGTCCAAAGTTTCGCAGCATAACGCTTCTTTGAATAGAGAAAATAGGGCCAATATACCTTCTCAAGTTCCAAGTTATTTGGTTTCTTGAAGAGGGCACTACACTCCTCTGCAGCTCTCTCACCCACCTCCCAACTATAGGCGACTGCATCCTCACCCGTACGACCCCCAACATCAAACTCAACCATGACTGAATCGGTGTCTCCGTACCTCACTTTGGCACCTGGAAAGTTTGCCTCTACATACGTCTTAGTATCCTCAATCATACTACGACCCTTGGAAGTTGTTGTAGAAGCGATGGGTACACACGGTAAGATACCTTTACCCGCACCCGTGAAACCATACACAGAGTTCATAGAAATTTTATACGCTAGCTGTTTTCCATTATATACTTCCTTCATAAAACCAGTAGCAGATGCCATATCCCTCTTAGCCTGTTTTCGGAATTGTTTCAACTCCATAAGAATACTAGGGAGAAGACTTGGTACGTCTTGTGCAAACTTATATGTCCGATCACCGATATTAAAAGTTTCATATGTAACCCCTGGTACATTTCCATACTTCCTTTCATCCATAACATATGACGAGTAACAAAGGTTGTGGGCCATCATGATAGATGGATACAACGCTTCAAAATCAAGGGCTGTGATTGGTGTGTAATAAGCACCCTTTTGGGCGTCCAATACAGTAGCACCCTCATAGGGTTCTTCTGGGAGAGAACCATAACGAATAGTTGGTACCATGAAACCAAGTTCTCTCGCTTTCTTTGTCAATTGAGAGAATACCTTAATCTGCTGACCACGTTCAACTAGGAATGAGACTGGAACCCATGTAGCCTTTGCCATCTCAATCAAGTTCAGAAGAATACATAGCTTCTTCATGAGACGGTGTGGGAGGAGAGTATCTTTGATACAATACTCTGCAACTTCCCTCAATTTTACAGGGTCTTCCTCCTTGTACCGTGCAAACATCTCTTTGGGTGCCATGTCAATCTTTTGATCGCCGAGGTACAACTTTGAAACATTATCAAGTTTGTATGAATCCAATTTGTACCCCTTCTTGACCTCATGGAATAAATCAAAAATAAACCGACCACTCATAGGTAGAAGTTTAAGTGTGTTATCACCTAGAGCACTAGATGAAAGTTTCTTAATCACTAATTCTGAGTCAGTATCTTTGAGTTTACCCAAGTTGTAGAAATCATAATGACACTTGTTGACCTGTGCACGCTTGTAGATATATTCCATATCAAACCCAAAAATGTTCCATCCGGTGATGATATCTACATCCTTGTTGTGAAGATACTTCTGGAACGCTTCAATCATTTCCCTCTCAGTTGAGTAGCTACGAATGTCACAACCCTCTAATTTTGAATCAGTGTTTTTATAACATAGACAGGTCTTCTCATATGGTTCATCAGAACCAAACTTGCAGAGAGAGATTGCTATTTGAAAACATGCATCACCAGGAATATTTGCATCAGGGAACTTACCAGTGGAGCTGTTACATTCAATATCTACAGATGCCACAACAAATGGTGCGATGTCATCCCTCTCAATTGGTTTCAGTGTAGTCCAATCATTACAGAAAAGATCAATATCTACATGAGCAAGGTGAGAACGAATACATTTATCACCAGTATCCAACCATCCAGTAGATTGAATTCCAGTGCGATGCATCAGACGAAGTACAGGGTCAAGGTTTGACTCATAGACTTTAACATTCCTCACACCAAAAATTTCAAAAAGATCGGGTGTTCTATCTAAGGGTCTTCTCAGGAATGAATCTACAAGTCTTCGGGCTTGAAGATTTTTAAAATTAATTTTCATAAATGTAAACTCTTCATTATTTTGGAACCCCCAAACATCTTTAGACTTCATAACAGAGTAGGCAATTAGTGAATCTCTACACCCATCGTTGAGAATATCATAAATTCTTTGAATCCTTTGGATGTTAATGTTCCCAGGAAGTTTAATAAAAAAATACGGTGTGAAAGATGTTGTTAGACAGACAGACTTCCCATCCTCTGACTTACCAAAAATGCTAATCAAGTGTTCCTCGTCTACATCCCTCGCCTCCCATGTCAGTGCCTGGAAAACTACCATTGTGTAATTAACGAGTGAAATTTTTAATATACTTTATTAGTAAAAATGTCTGCCGCTTTGATTGACCTTGTATCTAAAGGTGCTCAGGATGTGTACATCACTGGACAACCTCAAGTCAGTTTTTTTCGTCAAAATTATAAGCGCTATACCAACTTCTCGATGAAGCCTGAGCGCATGGACTATATCGGTACTTTCGGGGCTTCCAATGAGATTACTGTTCCAATTCGCTCCAAGGGTGACCTTCTCAGCTATCTTTGGATTGAGGACACAAATATTTCTAACACATGTACTAACACCGACGGTTTCTTCTCTTCGGGTGCTTCCAACCCAACCACCTTCGAGTTGTGGATTGGCGGGCAAAAGGTGTCTGAACTTGATTCACTTTTCATCCAGGGTGCTTACAACCCCCTTTTACGAGACAGCTCAGCCAAGGCTTCTTGTGCGGCGACTACCAATATTGTCAAGGATAACCACGGTAAGAACCATTTTATGATTCCATTTTTCTTCGCTGAAGACTGGACAAAATCTCTACCCATTGTTGCGTTGCAATACCATGAAGTGGAGCTTCGTATCAAGTGTCGCGATGGTTACACTCCCCAAGGTACACCCAAGATATATGGTAACTACATATACCTTGATACCGATGAGCGTGCCTACTTCACCGACACTGAACATGAGATCCTCTTCACTCAGACACAATACCAGCCAGCCACCAGCACTGATACCGAGATGGATCTCAGCTACTTCAACCACCCAGTGAAGTCTCTTCATCTAGTCTCAGGTAAGGCGACGACTTCGAAGTGGTATGATGAATACACTTTCAGTACCTCCTCTCTGTATATTAACGGTACCCCTCTCTATGAGAACACTTCCAATGTGTACCACCACAATATTGTACCACAGATGCACTGTACCGATCTCCCAGACGATGTTTTGGACGATCTCCCAACTTACTCGTGGCCTTTCTGCCTCACTATGAGCAAGTCTCAGCCATCTGGCTCCCTAAACTTTTCACGCATAGATAATGCCAAGCTTGTTGTTAACAACGTTTCAGGTGGTAACGCCCTCCACCGTATCTATGCGGTCAACTATAACATTCTTCGTATCAAGAATGGTATGGCTGGTGTAGCATTCGGTAACTAATTTTATATTTTTGTACTTTCATAAAAATTATATATGATTGGAGTAATTCCCCGATGATATGTCACCTAAGTAGTCTTTTGATAAGTTATTTTCAAGTCAATATGGATCTCTTTCATAAAATAATGGAGCTTGTTGACAAGAACTCAGGGAATATCCCCGAGGGGGACTATCTGGAGTTGTGTGATACTATCCAGGAGTTACGAGAACATGTGAAACCACCATCTTTTCTCGATCAAAGCATCCCTATGTGGAGATATGACGAAACAAATCAAGGACCCCCAGTCTATGAGCCAACCCAAACCCGACAACCAGGTTGGGCTCAGATGGTTTTGGATCCACCCGACCGACTCATTCCAGATGGGCAACCACGTGACTGGTTGGATGATGATCTACCCTCAGATCCCGATACAGCTGCCCAACGAGACAGAGAACAACTTCATCAACGATGGAGAGAGCGAAACGGCGATGAAGAAGATAGGTATCCCGGTCTAAATGCGTTTCTACATGAGTTACATGAAGAGTGGGTGGCAACTGAAAATATCAGACCTGTTGAACCGGGTGTATATTACCCTCCATCAAGACAGACAATGCAAGATGAAACTATTACAGCTGGGGAAGCTCTAGGACATCTCTAACGTAAAGGTCTTATACGCACACGACGAAGATCTCGCCACACAAAGGGGGGTGCTGAAGAGCGAGGGTATACACGCGCCGAAGGATATATTGTAGCTGGTGAGTAGAGTTCTTTCCTCCTAGATAATTCCTGTAATTTTAAATGTAGTTTCTTGAGTTCATTTGATATCTTTATATACGCCCACTCATTCCTTGTTGGGAACATTTCATCATTTTCCATGATCTCCATGATCTTTCGTATGTTTTCCATCTAAGTGAAGCTTAGAATTTATATTTTCCAGGAAAACATGGAAGATCTCCGATGCCTTATGGCTTGTCTTGACGACATCTCCAGTCAGATACCCGATGGGATGTATCTGAAGATGGCAGATCAAATGAAACGCGTTCATGACCACATGAACGGTAACAAACCAATCCACGAAGACACGTTCTACTACAGCGACGATGATTCAG